CTATCAGTTATGGATTGACTCTGATATTGTCTTTACTACAGAAAAGTTCTGGCAACTCTGTGATATGGCAATACCAGCTGAAGGAGAAGAAAGAAAGATTGCTGCAGGATGGTATGCTACAGAAGATGGCACAACTACCTCAGTTGCTCACTGGCTTGAGGAAGATGATTTCAGAAAGAATGGTGGAGTAATGAATCATGAGACAGTTGAAAGTATCTCTAAGCGTAGAAAGCCTTTCACAGTAGACTACACTGGTTTTGGTTGGGTATTAATTAAGAAGGGTGTATTTGAGAACCTTCCATATCCTTGGTTTGCTCCTAAGATGCAAGTCTTTGAATCAGGTGCAGTACAAGATATGTGCGGTGAAGATGTTTCATTCTGCTTAGATGCAATTGAGCAAGGTGAATCAATTTGGTGTGATCCTCGTATTAGGGTGGGTCATGAGAAAACAAGAGTTATCTAGGAGACCTCTAATGGCACTTACAAAACAAGTAGAAGAGTCTCTTAATGAGGCTCAAGGTAATTTAAGGAATGCTCTTGCCTTTGCTGCAAGAAATGAAGAACCTTATATAGCAAAACATATTGCTGATTTTATTATGAGCATTGACAATCTTAAGAATGTTTCAAATGTTCTATCGATCTCTCAAAAAATTATGAAAGAAATGGAGGATGAAAACTAATGCCAGTCCGAAAATCTCTCTCTGGTGGTGATTACGTAGAAACCATACCTAAAAAGACTTATCAAGGTAGGGGGAAACATACTAAGTATGCTGCTACTAGTTCTAATAAACCTAAAAAAAGGTATAGGGGACAAGGAAGATAGTAAAGGAGACCTTAAGGGTCTCTTTTTTTATGATAAATAACTTATATTTACCGTTTTTTCATGCCTGTAGAAAGGGTTAGTAGGGGATTTAAGGACATTAGCATGTCTTTTGAGGTAAATCCCATCAATGCTGACATTATTGGTGTCAAAAATGACACTGCTATAGCACGTTCTATTAGAAATTTAGTACTTACTACCCCTGGAGAGCGATTTTTTAATGAAGATCTGGGGTCAGGAGTAAGCGAAATTCTATTCGATGTTCTTGATGACATTTCTGCATCTGTTATTAGGGATGAAATTGAAACAACCATCATCAGATTTGAACCTAGAGTCAAATTAACTGATGTAAATGTAAAACCAGACTATGATAGTAATGAATTTAATGTAACTATTAAATATGATATAGTGGGAATTGATGCTCTTCCTCAACAATTAACCTTTGCACTACAGCCTACAAGATAAATGGCATTAGTAAACTTTACAGATTTAGATTTTAATCAAATAAAAACCTCATTGAAGGATTATTTGAGAGAAAATTCTAATTTTACTGATTATGATTTTGAAGGATCTAATCTTTCTAACATAATTGATGTATTAGCATACAATACTTACATCTCCTCATACAATGCTAACATGATTAGCAATGAGGTTTTCATAGATAGTGCTACTTTAAGAGAAAATGTAGTAGCATTAGCAAGAAATATTGGTTATACACCTAGATCAAGGACTGCTGCAAAGGCAATAATTTCATTTTTTGTAGATACAACTGGATTTACCACTAAACCTGTCACTCTGACCCTTAAAAAAGGCATTGTAACCACTTCTGCATCTGTTTTTGGGTCAGAAAGTTACTCTTTTTGTGTTCCGAGTGATATAACAGTACCTGTAGTTGATGGAATTGCTACTTTTAACAATGTTACAATATATGAAGGGACATTTTTAACCTCAAATTTCACTGTTACAGCAGATTTACCTGCTCCTCCTTCAAAATACATCCTAGAAAATGAAAATATTGACACTTCTACACTAGAAGTTAG